AGATAGCGCAGGCATTGTCAGCAAAACTAGTTTTCTGAACTGGTTTGGTCTGGGATTGGCAGGGATTGGGGTGGAATGATTTGGTTTGTGGGTGAGTTCGTGCCTATGCTGTAGGTATGCCCACAAGGGCAGATGTTCAAGAGGAGGACATGACATGGAAGCAGAAGTAACTTACAAGCAAATTGGAATTGCAAATCGCCGTGATGGTGATGGTGGCAACAAGGTCACTAGTCGCAGAATCTTTGCAGTTGCATTTGATGGAACACAAAAATTGATTCCTGCTGACACGATTGCAAAAGCAAAGTTCACGATTGACATGGCAATTCAGTTTGGCGCTGGCATCACTGACAACCGTTTGGATTTCACTGGCAAAGAAAACTTGTGGTTTTCATTCCAAGAAGTTGCTCTGAACTCAAGCGTTCGCAATGCACAAAATGTTGCTGATGTGATCGCATACCAGCGATAAGGCGAAACGGGAAACATCTAGGCAATAACATTCCCCCTGTGGGGCGCATCCTGACTGATCGCAGGGTGCGCCCCATTTCTGTTTATGCAACACTATGTACCTATTTGAATTAAGGATTGAGCAACATGGGTGGTAAAGGTTCTGGTGGTCACAACAGGAAACCTGTTGAACGCAAGCAGCGCATTGGGAATCCGTCTGGAAGGAAACTGCCCAAAGACACACCAACTGCATCTGTGATTGCGTTGCCTACTTCGCACATCCCTGATCCGTCACGCCCGTTAGGTGAGCAGGGTTTGCGTTTATGGGCACAAGTCTGGACTAGCGGTGCAGGCTGGTTGAAGCAACAGATGGATACTGAACTTGTGTTGATGTTGTGTGAGGCAACTGAGGAACGCACAAGGCTGCGTGTGCGCTTGCAACAGAATCCTGATGCGTGGCGTGATCGCAGGGCGTTGCGTGAAATTGATCGGCAGATAATCACTTTGCTTGGTCAGATAGGATTCACACCATCAGAGCGAGGACTGTTAGGAACAGGGGAAGTGAAACAACATGAGTTCAGCGATCTCCACAGGCGCATTGCCGAAAAGCGTTCAGCCACTAAATAAGTGGAAGCCTGCGTTTTATACGCCTAGAAAATATTTGCAAACTGACGGTGATGAACTGATTGCGTTTGCTGAAGCGCACTTCCAAGTCTTGAAGGGCTTTAAGGGTGGTATGCCACTTAAGTTCACGGACTGGCAGAAATGGTTGCTGAAGTCTTTGCTTGAGCGTAATGATGAAACTGGCAGGTTGCGTTATCGCAGAGCCATGATTGGTTTGCCACGCAAGAATGGAAAAAGTTTGATGATGAGTTCGCTTGGTGTTTTTACCATGATCAGTGGTGAGGCTGGTTCAGAGATTTATGCAATCGCTAATGATCGTCAGCAAGCACGGATTATTTTTGGTGAAGCAAAACAACAAATCCAGAACAGCCCATTGCTTAATGCTGAAGCAAAGATTTACCGTGATGCTATTGAGATGCCTAGATTCGGTTCAGTATTTCGTGTGTTGTCCAGCGAAGTGAAAGGTCTTGCTGGACTAAACCCATCCGTGTCACTAATTGATGAGGTGTGGGGTCAATCCAATAGTGATCTGCTTGACCAGATGCAGTTGGGTTCAGGCAACCGTATCGAGCCAATCAGTATCAGCATCACAACGGCAGGATTTGATTTGGATAGTCCTGCAGGTCAGATGTATCAGTACGGCAAACGGGTTGCTGCAGGTGAAGTTGATGATGAAACATTTGGGTTCTGGTGGTGGGAAGCCCCAGAGGACTGTGACCTAAATGATCGCAAAGCGTGGGCGATTGCAAACCCGAACCTTGCTGAAGGCTTGCTTGATCCAGAGGATTTGGCTGCAGCCGTGAAACAATCTGCTGAATCATCTGTGCGCAGATGGCGTTTGAATAACTGGACTAGAAGTCAAGAGTCATGGCTGCCAACAGGTGCATGGGAACAATGTGTATCCCATACACATCAACTTGACCCTGATCTGCCTGTATGGGTTGGGATAGATATGGCATTGAAGCGTGACACAATCGCTGTCTGTATCGCACAACCACAAGATGATCGTGTTGTTGTTCGGGCAAAGATTTGGAATCCAGAACTGGAAGGCATTGACATTGCTGGAGTAGAAGCGCACCTGCGAGAACTGCACAACACCTATGAAGTGCGTGAGTTCGTATATGACCCCGCATTTTTTGAGCGATCAGCAGAATACCTATCTGATGAAGGCATGAACCTCGTTACCTTTCCACAATCAGCATCACGCATGATCCCTGCCTGTGGGAACGCCTATGAAATGATTGTTTCCAAGAAGGTTGCCCATGATGGCGCACCAACATTCACAGATCAGGTTCTATCTGCAGCGCAACGCATGAGTGACAAAGGTTGGACATTGAGTAAAGGAAAATCAAAACGAAAGATTGATGCTTGTATTGCTATGGTTATGGCATTGGATCGTGCAACAAGCAAACCTGAAACCCCAGAAGCCCAACCATCAGTATTGGATATATGGTCATGAAACTTAGAGAAGTAATTACAACAGCAGTTGAACTTGTTGGTGCAATTTGTGTTGTCGCTGGCATTTGTTCCTTCAGTGTTCCGATTGGTGTTATTGTGCTAGGTGTTCTCTTGATAGTCGGTGGAGGCTTGGCAGCATGAGTTTGTGGAAAAAATCTGAACAGCGTGCGCTACCAACAAGCATTGATCCGTATCAAATATCTGCACGCCCGTTTTACAACAACTGGTCAGGTGAAATTGTTACAGAGATCACTGCTGTTGCACACAGCGCAGTTCTTGCATCTGTGACTATCCTTGCTGACTCCATTGCATCAATGCCAGTAGAACTGGTACGCACAAGAGGAGGCAGGATTGAACGACTCCCAACACCATCAGTATTCCAGCAACCAAACGACCATCAGAATATGTTTGAGTTCGTGCATCAAACAATGCTCACTCTTGCATTACATGGCAACGCCTACATTTATGCGCCAAGAGGTGCAGACGGACTTCCCGTTGAGATGCGCAATATTCATCCCCACGCTGTCAAAGGAATTGCAATCACAGACACAGGTGAAATGATTTATGATCTAGGCAAAGTTCAATACTCCAGCAAAGATGTTCGTGCTATTCATTGGGCTATCCTGCCGAATCAGTTGCGAGGTATCAGCCCACTTGAAACTATGCGCAACACAGTTGGAATGGGTTTGGCAATGGATCGTTTCCTTGCACAGTTCTACGGTGAAGGTGCAACACCATCATCAGTACTTGAAACAGATGGTGCATTGACTACTGATCAGGCACGCCAGATTCGTGACAACTGGATGGAGTCACATTACAAACACAGGAAGCCTGCAGTGTTGCAGGGTGGTTTGAAGTGGCGCAGCATCACAACCAGCGCAGCCGATATGCAAATGCTGGAACATAAAGAGTCAATCATTCGTGATATTGCCCGTGTGTATCGCATCCCGTTGCACCTGATCATTGGCACTGGTGGCGATTCACAGACCTATCAGAACATTGAAGCATTGGGTTCAGCGTTCTTTAAGTACACGCTGCTTGGTTGGGTTCGCCGTTTGGAATCAGCGTTCAGCGAAATGTTGCCACGCCCACAATCGGTGCGTTTCAACCCAGAGGAGTTCTTGCGTGCAGACTTAATGACCCGTGTGAACGCACAACAGAAACAAATCATGAATGGCACTATGACACCTAATGAAGCCCGTGAGATTGAGAACCGTGAACCGTATGAGGGTGGGGATCAGTTTGTTCTTGGTGTTGCTGGAACAGTTGTTGCAGGTATTGAGGGTGGAGATTTGCCAACTATCGGCACTGACGCAATCCCACCTGAAAGGTAATTATGAAATCAACTTCTGTCACAGTTACAACTTCCGCATCACTTCTTGTTGATGCTGATAATCAAAATCGTATCTGCTATTTCCATTCAACAAGCGGAAGCACATATTTAGGTGGAAGCACAGTTACCTCATCTACTGGTTTGCATTTACCTAATAATCAAACTATTACAATCACCATTCCTTTAGGTGAAAAATTGTATGGAGTTGCTGCAAGTGGTACTACTGATGTTCGCATTTTGACACCAGATGGAGATTAGTTATGCCTTACGGAATATCAGCGAACCAATCCGATTGCTCTAATTGGGCTGCAGTAAAGATTGAATCAGACGGATCAGCAACAACCCTTGAGTGCTACATAACCAAACAGGATGCCATTGATCGTATGGTGGCACAATCGTTGGCTGAAGGTTTAGAACCTGCAGGTGAAGTAGGTCAGCGCAAGATGAGCAAACGCAATGACGAACTGGTTGCCTTCATTGATTCAGCAATAACGATTCTGATGCAGGCAAAGGCTTCATATGAGGCTGATGAAATGGAAGATGAACTAGAAGTTGAGCCAGAGGAAGTGTACGAGGACTCAGAGTTTCGTGCAGTTGATTTGTCTGCACCAGCGTTCATGCGTGCTTCAGCAAAGCGTGGATTGGCGTTGCATGAACAGGGTTTGTCTGGTGATGGTCTTGTTCCACAGACGGTTGAGGATGCACGAAAAATGGCTTCAGGTCAGATCAGTGAAGCGAAGTGGCGCAAGATTGGTGCGTGGATAGCACGACACATTGACGATCTGGATGCTGTGCAAGGTGATGAAGTAACGGCAGGTTTGGTTGCCATGTTGCTGTGGGGTGGTGGTGCAACGAAGGCTTCAGCACGCAGAGCGCAAGAATATGCAATCCGTGTTGTGGAAAGATTAGATTCCGAATAGTAAGGTAGAAAATTATGAGCGAACTTGTGCAATGGGTAGCAACTGAAATTGATGAGAAGCGCAGCATTGCGTATTCCAATTTGGAGGTTCGTGCAGAGAATGAAGGCAGAACCATTGTCGGTTATGCAGCCATATGGGATTCACCATCTGAATACATGGGGTTCACAGAGTTTGTTAAGCGTGGTGCTTTCAGCAAGACACTGAATGATGGTGCTGATGTGCGTTTGTTGATTGACCATGAGGGCGTACCGTTGGCACGCTCTAAGTCTGGAACTCTTGCACTTGAGGAGGATGAGCGTGGTTTGCGTGTTGAAGCAGAACTTGATCCAATGAACCCTGATGCTGCAAGGATAATTTCAGCAATGAAGCGTGGCGATTTGTCGCAGATGAGTTTCGCTTTTCGCACAGTAAAGGATTCATGGAACGCTGATCGTTCTGTGCGTGAACTTCGTGAGGTGCAACTGTTTGATGTGAGCGTTGTTACATTCCCTGCTTATGAGCAGACGGTGGCAGAGTTGCGCAGAATAAATGCACCTGTTACTGTTGATGCAGTTTCTACATTGAGTCTGCGTAAGAACCAGATTGCTTTGCAGAAACTTCGCAGCCGTTAGACAGCCGACTTTATTAGTCACTGACCTCCTAACACTGAAAGGAAAACACACATTCAAATCAGATGATCTTGGAGGTCATTATGTCATTTAGTAAATCACTTATTGAAAAGCGTGATGCTGCGCTTGCAAAGGCTGAAGCCATTGTTGAAGCAGCACAGGCAGAAGCCCGTGAACTTTCACCAGAACAAGATGCACAAATTGCTGCATCACTTGATGAAGTGCGTTCATTGGATGAGCAGATTGCAACCCACACTGAACTTGAAAAGCGTTCGGCTGAGGCTGCAGAAATCCGCAAGGAAAAGAAGTTTGATCAGGCAGTTGCACCAGCAGTAGTTAAGTCAGAGGCACGCACTTACAGCCCTAAGGCTGAAACTTCGTTTATCGCTGACGCATACTCTGCACAGTTCAACAACGACTTCGCAGCAAAAGAGCGTCTTGCACGCCACATGAACGAGGAAAAGATTGAACGCCGTGATGTGACCAGTGCAAACTTTGCTGGTTTGGTTGTTCCACAGTTCCTTACTGAATTGGCTGCACCATTCGCTCGTGCAGGTCGTGTGACTTCTGATCTTGCTCGCAAACATCAACTGCCAGATGCAGGTTTGACTATCAGCATCAGCAAAGTAACCACAGGCACTGCGGTTGCTGAACAGACCGAAGGTGCAGCAGTTCAGGAAACTGACATGGATGACACCAAGTTGGATTTGTCGGTAAAAACTTTTGCTGGTATGCAAGATGTTTCTCGCCAGTCGCTAGAGCGTGGCACAAACATTGACTCACTGGTGATGGCTGACTTGGTTTCGGCTTACCACACGACATTGAACACGGCAGTTGTTGCTGAATTGTTCTCGTCTGCAGGTAACGCTGTCACTTACACTGACGCTTCTCCAACAGTTGCAGAACTGTATCCAAAGTTGTTGGACTCAGTGCAGAAAGTTCAGACCAGTTTCTTTGCTGGACCGAATGTGATCATCATGCATCCACGCCGTCTTGCTTTCATCTTGGCAGCAGTTGATGGTCAGAACCGCCCACTAGCAGTACCAACCCCATCAAGTTCAGGTCAGCCTGCATTTGCTTACGGTAATGGTGCGCCTCTGTATGGCAACAGTGGTTACTCAATCGCAGGATTGCCAGTGTTCACTGACGCAACGATTGCAACCGATAAGGGTGCAAGCACAAACCAAGACACCATCTATGTTGGTAACTCACAAGAGTTGCACCTGTGG